GGAGGCCAACTGGATGGCTGACAACATCAAGGACGACGTCATGGGAGGGCGGCTATGAGCAAGGCAGAGGACTATGATGAGGACGACGACATTCAAGTTTACAAAGTATCGCGTGACCGACTAGCGCAGCCTGAACCTGAGCCTGTGGCGATTGGTGAAGAATGGAAGCCATGTGTAAAGTTGCCAATTGTTGTTCATGTACGAGAACAGCGCAAAGGCGAAACCCATGTAAGTACACGGGAAGGCATCACGCCAGTCAAAGAAGATGACCTAATCATGCGTGGTGTGGCTGGTGAGGAATACCCAATTGGTCGTGAATTATTTAATAGCACCTATACCTTTGACACAGCACCTGTACACGCCATCGACATATCGCAAGAACGTGTCGATGAAACTGCAAAACATGAACATGAGTTTTTCTGCCCGAGGTGCGGGCATTGTTGTCGTGAATGGGTTGGGCTGACGGATGAGGAAATTAACAGATGCTACGCAGATACAGTAGATGAGTTCCAGTTTTATCAAGCCATCGAAGCCAAACTAAAGGAGAAGAACACATGACAGACATTGTAAACCACCCACCTCACTACAAGGACGGTGGGATCGAGACCATCGACTTCATAGAGGCCAAGAAGTTTAACTACAACCTCGGCAACGTGATCAAGTACCTCACACGCGCCGGTAAAAAATCAGAGTGCCCGATTGAGGACCTCAAGAAGGCGCAGTGGTACCTCAGCCGTGAAATTTCAAACCTGGAGAAGAACAAGTGAGCCTGGTAGAAAAGCAATACATCGTCACAAACGGCGGCGCTGGAGAGTTCGTCCTCTGGATGCTGCTGGTTATCGTGGTTGGAATCTTAGTCGGCATGAGGGAGGACAAGAATGGCAGAGGCAGGTAAGGGATCCCGGCACCGTCCGGTGCTGGACCAGGCCACGTTCGACAAGAGCTGGGACCGCATATTCGGCGGCACCAGCTCCCCGTGTGTGGACGTGTGCGACATGGACTACGCGGCGAATATATGCCGTGGCTGTTATCGGACCATGGACGAGATCTCCGCGTGGGGATTCTCAAACGAGGACGAAAAGCAGCGCATCCTCAAGAACACAGAGGAGCGCAAACAGCATGCCAAAAGTAACCACGCTTAGCCTCGCGGACCTGCTCAAGGCGCAGACCCAGACCGACTCCGACATAGCATTCGCGAAGGTCATGGAGCTCATGGAGCAGCACGGGGTCTGCTACTGTCGATTCACAATAGAGGACGGGGTTCAGATCATCAGCCCCCGCTACAATCAACGCATATCAGGGGTTATATCGGATGCCTAAGAACTGGGGTTACTATCACGTGGACTGCGGTCACTTCCCGTCGCAGATCAAGCTGTGCTTTTCTAACGAAATGTTCCAAAGAGTCCTGGCCGATCACGGCATCGCGGAGAAGGCGACCGCGCTCGACGAGGGAATCGCCGAGACGCACTACCTGACCGACGGCAAGCACGCCGTGATCATCATGGCGTTCGACCTGAAGGAGTGCGTGGACGAGGACCCAGCGTTCCTAGCCGGAGTCATCGCGCACGAGGCGACGCACTGTGTGTGCAGGATATTTGAGCACATCGGCGAGGCACCGGACGAGATCGGCGAGGAGTCGCGCGCGTACCTGACCGAGCACATCGTCAAGCAGATCACGACGGGCATCCAAGTGGAGATTGATAAGAATGCTAGAAAAGAGAATCGAGCAGCATCTAGGCAAAAGGGTCAAGGAGCTGGGGGGTCTCAGCCTAAAGTGGATAAGCACGATAACGGGGGTCCCCGATCGGATTGTGTTTCTGAAAAAACAGATCCACCTGGTCGAGCTAAAAACAGAGACGGGAAAGCTGTCAGCAAGGCAGCACGTCGTGTTCAAAGAATTATCAGATCTCGGCTTTCCGGTAACCGTATTAAGATCTAAGGAAGACGTTGAGGAGTTTATAAATGAAACGACTAAACCCTGAAACTAATAAGCCGTTCAAGTATGGTGATAAGAGAGAAGACGGCAAAGTTTTTAATGGGTACCGACTCGTAAAAAAATCTGGTGCCGAGTATTTTTATGAGTACTGGGTTGATGTTGAAACCTTCTTAAAGAATAGATCAAGTGTGTACAAGCACATTGAAACAAAAGAGGGCCACATTTACTCTTTGTACAAATCTGCTGAAAGAAGGGCAAAACAAAAAAATTTAGAATTTAATTTGACGTTGGAATACTTAGTCAGCATTGCCCCAAATTTCTGCCCAGTTTTCAAAACAGAATTTATTTGGGGTTACGGACGGAGGGGATACTCTGGAGAAAGCCCAACACTGGACCGAGTTTTTAACAATCTAGGTTACATAAAAGAAAACGTTGTTTTTATATCCAAGAAGGCGAACACCGCAAAATCAGACTACCAGTGCGAGGACTTGTATAAGCTCGCGGACTGGTTGCACGACAAAGAAAAGGAAGTATTAAATGCTCTACAAATCACAAATGCACGCGTACCAAAAACAAATGGTCGCGCAGGCAAAAAGAACACCGCACATGGGGCTGTTCATGGAGCCAGGCCTGGGGAAGACTGTGACGGCTCTCACCATTATCAGGCAAACCCCGAACTCGGGTCGGACTTTGGTCATTGCACCTAAGCGAGTCGCTGAGTCAGTCTGGGCTCAGGAGTGCCAGAAGTGGGATCACCTCGAGGACACGCGAGTTATCAAGCTCATGGGGACCCCAAAGGAGCGCCTCAGCGGGCTCTACACGTTCGACGCGGACCTGTACATCATCAACGTCGACAACGTCCCCTGGCTGATTGAGAACTGGATGCCGGGCCTCTTCGAGAACCTGATCGTTGACGAGAGCTCCAGGTTCAAGGACCCCAGCACGAAGAGATTCAAGGCGCTTAAGAAGGTGCTCAAGGACTTCAAGAGAAGGCTGATACTGACAGGCACCCCAACGCCCCAGGGTGTGGGCGACCTGTGGGCCCAGGTTGGCATTCTGGACATGGGCGCGCGCTTAGGGAAGACACTGACCTCGTTCCGTGACGAGTACATGTACGCAGCGGAGAGGAACCGGCACACGAACGTGGTCTACAAGTGGGCTGTTAAACCCGGCATGGAACGTCAGATCATGGACAGAGTCTCAGACATATGCTTCAGCCTGCGCGCCGAGGACTACCTGACGCTGCCCGCCCTGACGAACTTGTACCATACAATTACGTTATCGTCGGAGGTCATGGCTAAGTACAAACAACTTCGTAGGGAGATGGTGAGTGATATTGATGGAAAAGAGGTCACAGCGGTATCGGCGGCTGCGCTTGCGAACAAGCTGCTTCAATTTACGAGCGGGACAATTTATTCGGAGGAGGGCGATGCTGTTTCACATAGTGAAAAGCTGGAGTACCTTGAGTCACTGGTCGAGGAGAACCCTCACCCTACTCTTGTCTTTTATCACTACAAGACAGCGCTAGAGAAGATAAAGCAGGCGTTCCCCGAGGCCCAGGTTCTGTCGGACGATAACCTGGACATGTGGCGCGCGGGCAAGGTCAAGATCATGCTCGCGCACCCGCAATCTGGTGGCATCGGGCTGAACCTGCAGTGCAACGCGGGGCAGCTGGCCCAGGTTGTGTGGTATGATCTGCCTTGGAGCTCGGAGAACTACATCCAGGCCAACGCCAGGGTCTACCGCCAGGGTCAGGAGAAGCCCGTGATCATTCACCACCTGCTAGCTAAGGGTACGATTGATGAGCGGGTTATAAAGGTCCTGGAGGGTAAGATAACCGGCCAGGACGCGGTCATGGAAGAACTAAAAATGGAGGTTTAATTGGACAAAGTAGAACTAACGAACGAGCTGATAAGGATCGCCAAGCCGGCGGGGATCAACATTGTCGAGGCGACATCTCTCGACCAGGAAACACGCAGCCTGAACCTGGACAGCCTGGACACTCTGATGTTTACGATTTATCTGGCCGACCTGTACGGGATACCGGAGGAGAAGCTCAAGGAGCTCAGCCCGATGCGAGTCACGGAGCCAGACGGATCCCAGCGCCCGAGCATGACACTGAAGATGATCTTCGACTTTGTCGACAAGCACAAGACCAAGGAACCAGAGAACCTAGCGGAGGCAGTCAAAAACCTAAAATGAGAATCTACCTGACCAAGTACGAGACCATGAGCACGGAGGAGACCCATGTGATCTCAGACGCCGTGTTCCCCCAACGAGTGCACTGGTTCCCCGAGACGTATGAAAAGACCAAGACGGGCATGTTTCAGGCGCCCAAGAGGGTTGTCGACCGCTTGATTACCCCGAGCATCATAGAGCACGTCTGCAAGAACAAGGCGCCTGGCAAGGTGGGGTTCATACTCGCGGGTGGGTCGCAGGTGTGGGGGACCGGAGGCGTTCCGC